TTTGCACGCTGGCCGTAGAGCTTAATCTTGCGCAGCATGGCGGAGACGCCTCCCTGTGCATTGTAGGAGCCAGCCACCGTAGAGATCACGACTGCTAAGGCGTCCCTGAAGGTGGTGCAGCACCAGCTGGTCGCCAAGGTAAACGCCGACGTGATTGAGGCCAGGGCTATTGATCGCCATCAGCAGCGCATCACCCCGCTGCAGTTCTTCGTCTTCCTTCAGCTCGCGGAAACCGGTGGCCTTCCAGCTGCTGTCAAAGATCGGCTTACGCACAAAGTCTTCCGAGCGGGCCGGTCTCTCCCAGTCGCGCAGTTCTAGCCCCATCTCCTCGGCGTACCAGTCACGCACCAGCGTCCAGCAGTCCGACACACCCCACGCCCAGCTGCGGCCGATCAGTGGGGCCTTGTAGCCCTCCGGCTTGCATCCGCCCCACGCTTCGGTCTTGGGGTTGACGATGTGCCACTCCAGCCCGCTTTTCTCGCACGCCATCCGATCGGCTTGGCTTGGCTCGGGCGCCGTGATCGGGTGGCTGTGGACAACCGCCACCACCTCGCCGGCGTCCTCAGCCTTGGCCCAGTCTTCCGGGTCGAGCACAAAGAAATCATCCTGGTCTGCCAAATTGCCGCACGGCCAGTAACGTTTGCGCCCCTTGACGACAACCAGCAGCCCGCAGGCCTCGCGGGGATCCTCAGCCTTTGCGTGCTCAAGCGCATCAGTTTGCCAACTCATAGCGTGAAGCTCCCGATGCCGGGGAAGCTGCCGAAAGGTAAGGCGGCAGTGGAACCGAACCGTGCCTTGCAGCTGTCTACGCGCTTGCCGCACACGTCGTCGATGGCTGTTGTCGTCACCACGTCATCGTCGGTGTACCACTGCGAGGCTGTAACGCTCCCGGTTGTGGAGCCACTGGCTGCGGTTGTCACTGTGAACGTGTTGGCGGTGATTGTCCTCACCAGATAGGCGCCAGCGGCTGCAGTGCCGCTGGTGAAGTTGAGGTGAACGTTGTCGCCAACGCTCAGCCCGTGAGCTGTGGCAGTGACCGTCACGGTGGTGGCGGTGCGCGAATAGGTGCCAGTGAAGGTATTTACGGGCGTGTAGCCGCACTCGGCTGATTTGTAAGTCCACTGGCAGACGTTGGCGATGCACTGCCGCTTGGGCGCCCTGACGCCCTGCAGGTCGAATGCAGCGGCGAGCTCGAACTCCACTACGTCGCGGTTCTCGACGACCTTGCGCGAGATGTAGTAGACCTCCTCGGGGAACTCGGCAGTTGGATCCGGGGTGCCGTAGGGGTTTTGGCTCCATGTCGTTCCGATTGCCTGGTAGGCGCTGGCCGCTCCGCCAGCCTCAATCTGAGCGCCCCAGACATAGATCCCCGACGTGCCATCACCGGCATAGCCTGAATTTCCGGCCAGTGGTCCGACGCTAGGGGCAATCAGCGTACCGATCACTGTTGTAGTGTCGCTGGTCCCGCTGACTGATATGCGATACCAACCATTGCCTCCGTCTGTCACGTCGCAAGAGCCGCCTGTGAACGTGCCATTGCTTGTCACGTATGTGACTGCACCCGTATTGAGGTTGACAGTCGTGTCAATGCGATTTGTAGAGGTGCCTGCCCAAAGGTATAGACGCACAAAAGATCGCTCAGCCGCCTTGACATAAACGCTGACTGTGTATGGTGCAGAGGTTGCTGGCTTGGTGACCGTCCGCCATGCGTAATGGGTTGTCGCAACTGTGTTTTCAATAATTTTATCGGCTGTTGTATTGCCATCGGGCGCTAATACTTGATTTGACAACACGGAGGCGTTGGACTTGGGCCATGCCGCTGCATCAAGGGACTCTGTTTCTGTGAACAGGTTTCGCCGCTCAGGGAAGTTGACGGCATCGAGGTAGCGCGCCAGCGTGCGGCGCCGGATCACCTTGGCGCCCAGTAGGTCGTTGCCTGGCGTGATCGCGTTCACGGCCAGCAGCACCGTGGTGATGGTGCTAAGCACGTTGGCCACTCGCAGCCTGGGTCGCGGAAGCTGACCGTTGCCGCTGTACTCAAAGCCATCGCATTCAACGGGAAACGCTGTGTAGGTGTTGCCAGCCCATACAACGTTCCCCCCGTCGTTCTTGCCGTTCACGCCAGAGTGAAAACGATAGATGTCGTTGCTGCCGTGCAGCGCAGCCACGAGGCGCAGCTCAAGCAACTCGATGATCGCGCTCGGCGCGACCTTCTGCAGCTCTTGCGTAATCTCCTGTGGAACGGTCATGACGGCTCAAACACCTGCCTGAAGCGCGCGCGGATTGTGTTGAAGTTACAGGCGCTCAGTGTGGTCTGCCATTCTTCGCAAACGAATTGGCCGGTGAAGCCCTTGGGCGTCGTCCAGGTGAACGACTCAACGCCGGCCCGCGCGTCTAGGAAGGCGGTGATCGCGTTGCGCTCTGTGTCTGTGCGTTCGGCGAATACCAGCTCCCATGTCGCGGGGTTGGTGTTGAGGCCAAAGCGCACACGCTGCTCGTAGCCATCCCCAAAAACCGCCTTGCGAACGCGCGGGCTGTTCGACTCGGTGGCGTCGAAGCTGGGGGTGTAAGTAAAAGTCGCCATGATTCAATCCTATGCCGCCAGAAGGCCGCCAGGGCGTTTTTGGCGGATCAGCTCAGCCTGGACGGCCTGTGAGACGGCCCTTCCAAGCTGTTCGCCCTGACCCGCGTTGCCTTGGACCTGCGAACCGGTAGCGTCGACCGACACGTTGACTGTAATCGGGGCGCCACCACCACCAGAGACGCCTAGCTTGCCATCACGACCACGCTTCAATGGAATGATGGCTTCGGGGCCGGCCTCGCCCATCAGGCCAAGCCGGCCAGCACCGCCGTTGGCAAACTTGAACAGCGTGGGCTTGTTGACGATGCCGCCCATGGCGAAGGGCTGGATGCCGTTGGCGAAGCTGCCACCCTTAGCAAAGGAGAAACCGCTGGAGGGGAAGCCGGCGCCAGGCATCTCAAATGTTTTGGCCAGTGAAGAGCCACTGCCACCCAAGAACCCGATCGCTTGCATGACGGTCCGCAGCACCAGCTGCTGGATGATCATCCGAGCAGTGTCCTTGAGGATCGATGCAGCAAACTCCTTGAAGTTTGCCGTACCGGTGGTGACCAGGCTGAAGATCGCGTCCTCGACGCCTTTGATGCCGGTTTGCGTGAGCTGGGCCGTTGCTTGACGCATCGTGCCGATCGACTCGACGTACTGCTGAGCGCCCTCGCGGATGCCCAAGCCAATGCGGTTGTCCTGGCCAAAACGCTGGGCATCGTTGAACGCAATCTGGGCCCTAGTGAGCTCCTCGATTGCGGTTTTCTGATCGTTGTAGCCCTGCGTGATGGCGGCGATGCGGGCCTTGATGCCTTCAGCTTTGGCGGGGTCTTCTTTCGCCTCCTTCTGTTCCAGCTGGTAGGTCAGCTCGCCAACCTGCCGGGCGTAGTCCTGGGAGATCTTGAATTTCTGCAGTTCGCTATCGATGATCTCCTGCCGGGCGCCGGATAGCTCAAGCTCCTGTCGCTTCTGCAGTTCGGCCACGTTGTCACGAAGGGCCTGCGACTGATCCTTGTAAGCCTTTGCACCCTCGAGCGCGAAGAGCTGCACTTCCTGAGGCAGGCGCTTCTGCACCATGTCTTCAAGCAGGGCCTTGTATTTGACTGCCGTGTCGAAGTCGACTTGAGCAATTGCCAGGTCGCCCTGATCGGCAACATTGCGACGCATTTGCCCAGCCTGGCCGGCCGGAAGTTTGCCGCCCATGGCCGATGGCCGAACGAAGTACCCCCCGCTGCGGAAATAATCCAGGTCTGGATAGTTGCCAGCTTGCAGCCCACGCCGGCGAGACTGGTGGAAAACATTACTGCCGCCGGTGTAGACGCCAACGTGTGGCGTATCTCCGGGCCGGCCGGTCGCCACAATGTCGCCGGGTTTGAGCTTGCTCCAGTCACGCATAACCGTGCCGGCGTTCCGCACGGTATCGGCCCAGGCGGTAACGCCTGGCAGGCTGATGCCAAGCGACTTGTAGAAGGTCTTGACCGACTCGGAACACATGTTCGCGATGCCGGTGAACTTCGATGCGGCGGCGGTTGCATTGCTGAGCTGTTGCGTGCTGAAACCAAGGACGTTTTGCGATTCGCCTCCAGCGCCAGGACCCGAGGTCGAGCCAAGCCCGGTGACCGAGCTCATGAATTGTGCGCCCTGCAGTGAACGCTGAGCCGCCGCGGCTTCGGTAGCGGCTTGCTTGGTGCGCTGCTTCAGTTCGTCAATAGAACGGAAAAACTGAGCAGTGGCAGAAGCTGTCTCAGCTGCGACCCCGGTCAGGGCTGCCACGCGCAGCTCGCGCTCCTTGTTAATCAGCTCTTGCTGAAGCTCAAAGCGTTTGCGATCAAAGTCTGTCTGGGCCCTAAAGATAGCCTCTGACAAGCGCACCTGCGCTTGAGCGTTTGCTTCCGCGAGGCGCTGCTGTTCGGCGGCCAGTTGCTCGGCGTCCTTGCGCGCCTTTTCGGCAGCCTTATCGGCACTACCTTCTTTGCCAGCGGGATCGTCGAACTTGGTGAGCTCTTGCTGCAGCTTCTTGAGCTGCTCGCGCTCGACTTCAACCTCGGTCGGGAACTTGAGCGGATCAAGGCTATTGATCGTCTTCTGCGCACGGGCGATGCGCGTCTCAAGCAGTTTTTTCTGCGCTTGATAGTCGCCAGGGCCAGCACCAAATAGCGTGGCGCCAGGAATCATGGTTTTCCACGACCCAGCGTTCAAGCTTTCCAGCTCATCGCGGAATTTCTTTAGGTCGCCACGCGCTTGATTCACAGCGCCTTGGACAGTTTCGCGCGTTGCTCCAGTAAAAGCCTTGCTTGGATCGTATTCGCGAAGCAACTTGAGCTCTTCGCGAACCTGGCGGACCTGCTGAAGGCCCTTGATGGCGACATTGACGCCAACGGTGATAATGCCGAGCAGAGACAACGACTTCAAGGCTGTGCCCAGCGCCAATATCTTCGGGCTGGCCATCGCTGCTGCGATTGCAGTCTGGGTGCTGCCGAGCTGAACAATGGCGAACATTGCCGAGACTGCTGGCTTCAGTGCGATAAACGCCTTGATCGCCAGCGAAATCGCGCCCATCTGAGCGGCAAACTTGACCAGATTGCCAATCGCGCCGGCATTTTCAACGATGGCCCTAATTGCACCGGCTAGACCCTTGGCCGCTTCGATTACGCCGGGCGTAATGTTTTGCAGGAAGTCCGAGAATGCGTTCTGCAGCTCTGCGCCGATCGGCACCAACTCCTTGCCGATGGCAGCTCGGAAATCGGCAAGTGTTTTCTGGAAGCGCTGACCAGCATCGGCGTCAGAGCCTGCGATCTTGTTCGCGGTCTCGGTGTAGCGATCTCCCAGTGAAATCACGAACTTCATCACGTCGTTGAGGCCAACGACGCCCTGCTCAAGATCCTTCTGGAGCTGTGGCAAAGTGCGTCCGGTGGCTTCGGCGAATGCCGTGACAGCACCAGGCAAGCGCTCGCCCAACTGGCCCTGCAGTTCTTCCGCCGAGACCTTGCCCTTCGAGAAGATCTGCGCCATGGCGGTCAGGGCGCCTTGCACCTGCTCGGCGCCGCCACCGGTGGCCTTGATGGCCGTGGTGATGTTGCGGAACACCAGCTCGGCATCGTTGACCTTGCCGCCAGCGCCGATGACCGCAGCACTGAGCTGCGTCATGCTTTGCGTGGTCTCGCCGATCGGCACGTTGAACTGGTTCGAGACGCTCTGCGCCGCTTGCAACGCCCGCTGATATTCCGCAACGCTGCCGGCCACTCCCTGGAGTGCAATGCGCTGCTTCTCAAGCTGTGCGGCGTAGTCAGCAAAGCCGCCAAGGCCTTGCCGTGCCATGCCGCCATAGGCGCCAACGGAGCCGCCAAGGAACGCACCGGTAGCGAAGCCCGCGGGGCCACCGACTGCAGCACCAATCAGCGATCCGCCAAGGCTGCCTAGGAAACCCTCAGGACCGCCAAAGATGCCCGATGCAGCAAGAGCGCCGGCACCTTGTCCGATCTGAGCAGCGCCGCCGCGATTCCCGCCCTGGCGTCGCCCGATCTGACTGTCGATCGTGTTGACCGCCTTGCGCGCCTCGCGCTCGATCTGCGCGTATTCCTTGTCAAGCGGGCTGATCGTGGCGCGGAGCTGCTCCCACGCCGCACGCTGCTGCTGCAGGCTGTTCAGGCTCCCGTCAGACGCTGCCGATGTCTGGCGGATACTGTTCGCCACCTCTTGGTAGCTGCGCCCCATTAGCTGCAGCTGGTTGGCCGAGGTTTGATTGCTGATGCCGCCGATATTGCGGAACAGGGCACTGGCTTCAGGTGGGCCGATCGGCGCGTCGTAAAGCGGGCCGGGCTGGCGAGCCTGGTTGCGGGCAATCGATTTCTGGATCGCAATTCGATCCTCAAGGCCGCTGGAGAATGCCAGAAACCCGCTGCTGGTGTTGCGACTGGCTTCCAAGCGCCGACGAGCAGCCTCAACTGCGGGGTTTGCGAATTCTTGGTTCAGCTGCCGCTGGACATTCGCAATTTCACGCGAAACCCGGATCCAGTCGGTGCCGTAGCGTGTGAGGTTGACAAACTCGGCGTTGAGCTCGCTCAGTCGCTGGTTGAGGCCTGCCGTGGTGTTTGGCAATGCAGGCAGAACTCCTCCACCCTTGCCGCCCTGCGCGTAGGCTTCCGCGCCGGCGATGACGTTTTGCCGACCGAGCGCAGCGTTGAACGGGATCTGGCGACGCTGAATC